TTACTTTAATGGAATACCTGCTTCTTCAAGAAGCTTAATTCTCTCTTCCTTTGTTGCTTTTGTCAAGTTTGTCTCCTTAACAAAACGCCCAGTAGCATCCCTCGTTATAAGAAACACATAATCTGCGTGATTGATCCAACCTCTCTGACACTCCAGGCGATACTCATTAGCCTCCTCGTAAGTCTCAAACCCGCTCTTTGTGTCATACATTTCATCGTCGCGGGTAACATATAAACTGCTAGTCTTCATTTTTAATCTCAATTATGTACATTAATTCTTTCTCCGGAACATCCTTCTCTTGATAAGGAGAATCGTACTTATATACAACTGCATCATCAAGGTATGTTCTTACTCCCTCCATAAAACTATCCTGTAATACTGAGTTGTCTGTGATATAGGCTGCCAGGAAGAATCCGTTTCTCTCCTGCGTATCACCTAGACCAACTGCATCGAAATGACTTCTGAATGTAGTACCCTGCAGCTCATCAACGGAAAACGAAACCATAACGTTCTTCATCCAATCAAAAAATACTGCTACTTTAATTGCTTTCATATAAGTGACTTAGCCGTGATGTCGAGGGCTTATTTTATTAATGTTTCATTGCTAAATCTACTATCGCTACGATAAGCAGAAAATCAATCCGTTTATAAAAAGAATAGCTCCCATATCTACTTAAAATTAAAGAAGTCCTTAATCTGTTTCTTCTCGGCATCTTTGGCACTCAAGATGTCCTTCACTACGAAATCTGCAAGAGGTGCCAATGCCGTATTCATAGCGTCAATCAGTTCGCCCTGTGCTCCTAGTCTAGAAAGAACACCAGCATATTCACAAAGAAATTCATGTGACGAAATGAATCCCATTTCATAATTCTTTTTGATTTCCTTAATTTCTTCCATCTTTTTAAGATTTTAATTGGTTCAACATAATCTGTAGTTAGTCAAAATAACCACTCTTTCTATATGCAAAGGTACAAAAAAAATGTGATATATGCAAATATACCACATTTTATTTTAGTTAAAAATACTAAATTTAACTCACTGAGTATCAGAGCTTTATGTGTTCTTGTAGATGCTGCTTAATGTAATTATTTTTGTAGCTTCACCAATCTTGTCTATCAGATTGGTTACAGCTTCATCCACTTCGCACAAAGCATTATACACATCGTTTGGAATATTATCCGTCTCCAAACCGTTACTAGTCATTTTCCAAGTCTGGTTAAGCTGCCTTGCAGCATCCACCATTAATTTAATGTCCGTCATATTTTTAAGTTTTAAATGAATATCCTACTAACTGCCTGGCAGAGCCATCCCATCATGTAGCAAGGCTCTTCATCTTTCAAGTCAATACCTAGTGATTCGCAGATGTGAGTGACAACGTGGAACATTTCGTGTGTGACAGTGTTCACGAACTCATATTCCGATGTGGTCCTACTGATAGCAGCCACGCTCTTTCTACCTGCAAGATTGGAGTAGGTTAGACCTGTGTTCGGCATTCCTCGTAAGCAATGCTCCCTTGCGCTTTCGACCGCCTTTTCTGTGCAGCCTATCTGCACAAGGGAGTTGCATACCTCATCGGTATCTGCTGCTTTTAAACCGTAGAACACAAGAATCCTCCAATCATACTTCTCTAGATATATCTCTTGACTTATCATAAAATATCATCCCATGGAATGCCGATGCCATTATGGTTACAATCGGCATAGAATCTGTTAAAGATGAAGCCATCCTTCTGGTCGGTATCATCAACCATATCTTTCACGAACAAAGCCATGTGAGCTTCGTCCTCGATGGAAGACTTATAGAAATCAGCCTTAACCATGTTTGCCACATAGACATGATCATAGCCTACATTATTTTCAAGCGTCACTCCCTGCTTGGTAAGGATGGACTCAACCTTATCCTTATCCATGTATTCAACCTCCTCATCCTTTTTGGTGACTGGGTTGTATTTTCTCATCTGAGCAACTGCCCACTCGCAAGCCTTCTTGTTGAAGTGCCAGCCGTTATATCTCAGATATGCTATCATTCCTTCTGGCTTCATATCGTAAGCATCCAAAGGCATTCTACATTTTCCCATAGCTTTTTCTATTAAGGGTGGCAGGGAGAAATCCCCACCACCGAATTAAACATTAGTAGCGTCCACCGCCACGGCGACCAAAGTAGCGTCGCTCTCCATAGCGGTCTTCGTCGCGCCAATCATCATCATCCCACTTGTCACGATAGTCTGGCATTGGCATACGGTTTCCCATACGCTCGCGCTTCAAACTATCCAAGCACTTCATAACCTTGCCACCTGCTCGAACCATTTCCTCGCAGTTGTCAACAAGCTCATCGAACTTGTTTTCCGTAATTTCTACCATATATCCCATAGCAATTACTTTTTAAAATTGTTACCGCTCAAAGCCTTAGACAGCATGGATTCAATATTGGATAGCGTTCCCTTCATGCCGCTAACCTCTGATTTGAGGTTATTGATGTCCTGCTCCTGCTGCTTCTCCTTGGCAATCTGCGGGTTGATTCTAGTGAGCATTTCCTCGCAGGAGCTTATGACTCCATTGTGGTAATCTACACTTTCCACGACTCCCTTGGAATGTCGCAACATAGCATCAATCTCGGCGCACATAGCTTCTCTGCTGTCACTGACAACAACACCTTCATTGCCGAAGTTCACTATCTGTGCCGTAGATGGCAGCTTTTCGAAATTGACCTGCTGGTCTTCTACTTGTACCTTAACATCAACGGTCGTCTCCAATGTTGGAGTCTGTCCTGGCATATAGCTAGGATATTTCTGCTGAGGATTGCTGACCGATATTACTTGACCGATTTTTAGAGTCGGCTTTTCTCCTCCCTTGTCTAAAATGTAGAAGAGAGAAGACTGTCTTAGTCCTTGAAACATTTTCTTTCTCTTTTAGTGGGACAGACTTTTCAATCTGTCCCATAGTTAATACTCTGTTAGCCGCCTGTAGGCTGCTGAAACCCAAGCAGTCGGATAATACCGCTCTTCTTATTGATGTATGCCAAAGCCTCCGTAGTTTCAGAAACGTTAGCTCCCGTCACTGCCTTTCCCACATGATCAACAACTGGCACCTTTGTTGTGCCGGAAGTAGTTCCGCTAGTGTTGGCGGTTCCGTTAACAGTGGTCGAACCACTATTTGGAGTTACGATTGTGACAGGAAGTGCCGCACTTGCCGCGGCAACTCCTTGATGTATCTTCAAGAGTACAATGCACTCGCAAGGCAAAGCATTGTAGTAGCAAGGATTGATACCATAATCTACACTAGCATCTGTAACCTGCTGAGCATTTGTCTTCAGCTCATAGATACCGCCTACATCAATACGTCTGATTTGGTTTCTCTGACCGATTGGAAAAAATGGATTGAATGGATATAAAGGGAACATAGTTACCTCCTTTCCTAACAACCGCATCCTACAGTTGAACGAGAAGCCGCTACATCACCTGCATAAGCTCCCATGGCGGCAGCAGTATAAACGTCCTTGTTGAATACTCCGTACTGAGGGTACTGAACACTGATGGTATTAGGCAACTTGCACTTGATGCCAGCCACCTCTGCCTGCAGCGCAGCCAAAGCTGCATTTACTGGTGTGATAACCTGCGCCTGATAAGCCTGCAAAGCCTGTGTCTGATGCTCGTTAGAAATCTGAGCAAGAAGGGCACTGTTCTTCTCTCTCAAAGCATCGAGCTTATCCTGCATTGCCTGCGTCTGCATCTGATCCAACTTAGCCAAGACAGATTGATTGTTGGCATCTGCCTTGTCACGGAGCATCAAAGCGTTGGCATTTGCCGTATCATTGATGGCGTGTGTCTGCTGACAGATAGACAACTTGATGTTGCCGTCCATTGCAGTGATGGCGTTATTGGTCTTGCAGCAGCATTCTGCCAACTGTGTAGCGATGGCATTATTGCCCTGCATGATAGCTGTCAAAATCTGATTAGCATTCATGCCCATCTGATTGCCGAGGTTGCAAATCTGCTGACCTAAGCCATTGATTGCAGCCATGACTGCGTCACTTGATGTGTTGAGGGCTGTAGCCAAGCTCTGAACATCAAAACCGTTGCGCTGAACTGCCTGCATGATAACGGCAGTATTGGCATCATTGTTAAGCATTGGCATAACGCCACCCTGTCCATTAGAACCCATGCAGCGATTACCTCCGAAGAGTCCCATACCATTATTGCCCATAAGGATGAACAACAAAAGGATAGCAAAGATGTCTTCACCCCAACCATTTCCGTTTCCACGGTTGTTCAAGAGTGCAATAAGACCTGGGTCAACACCCTGTCTCTGCATGAGTGCAGGAAGCATAGCCAAGATTCCATTAGAGCCTGTGCCGCTTGTGCCGCTCTCTGGATTGAACACGTAAGTTTTACTTTCCATATCCCGAATTTTTAATTTAACCTTAATATTTAACTAACACTTTTTGTAACGTTACGTGTGCAAAGTTAAGAAATAGTATGGAAATAAGCTATAACTCTATCATAGTTTCTGCTAGTGGCTATAAATCAGCAGTTTATGGTGATAGTAGGTAGACTCATTTTTTATCCTCTTAGAACGGAAGAATTTACTTTGCAAACAAAAAGGGCGACCGCTCATCACGAGTAGTCGCCCTAGTTATCCGAATACAAACAAGCACCTAACCTAAAAACTTACTAACTAAAACTTACTAACTAAGAACCTTTTCTTTTTATACAATATAATAGGTATATTACAATGATAACTAAACAAAAGCAGAATGCCTGCCCTATCTGAATATAAATCTTCTGAGCCGCCGTAAGTGGCTTTTCAATCACCTTTGTAGCACTGTCGCTTGAAATCTTGATTTTCGATAGCGAATCAAGTCTATGACGATAAATAGCAACGCTATCCTTCAGTGACCTATAATGACTGATGCTGTCCAGTAGCTTCTGAACCTCCTTCTCTGTTCGCACATGGCTCTCATAGTGAAATCTATCTTCGCCAATTTTGTTACCTTGCGCATCGAGCCTTGTCGCTGTGCTATCCTTAATATAGCTGCTATCTTTCGTACTTCTTTCGCTCTCGCGCTTCTGATAGTGTAGCCATTTATCAAATGAGTATGACAAACGAGCAGTAAAAAGAGAATCGAACTTTCTTTCGTTCTGTTCGTCTTTCAAATACGTCTGTTTAGTGACTGTCTTTGAAGACCCACAACCGATAATTAGCAGTGAAACGTACATTGCAAGCGTTATGCCGACAACCGCTTTCCAAAAGTTATAGTCATACCATTTCATCATTCATTCAATTTTAAGTGTCCATAAGTGATGTAACTTAGTCTGCGGAGCCATCCTTTGAGGAAGTCTTTCTGTGTTCCTTTTGCTATACTTTTAAGATAGCATTTTCTTACTTTTTTGAATCTCGCAAAAAGTATCTTGCCATTAGCCTTATTGACAGCAAACAAAGTCTTATTGCCAATGATGCCATCCGCCGTAATTCCTAGAGTAATCTGGAGATATGTTATAGCCCTGCTTACTCCACTATTGTAAGCGAAGTCAACCAACATATTGGCTACACTCTGATCTTGAATTTTGTCAGCTTTGCAGGCATTCCAATAATTCTGCTTAAAAACTCGATGGAAGTCTTCCTCAGTGAGAAGTTTTACATCTTCCTCATTCAGAACTCCGTCACCGTTCTTGTCATACCCGACTTTTCTCCAGGTTGCAAGGGTGATGCCGTATTTTGTTGGACCGCCCTTATCTTTCTTGTTGTTTGTATATTTGTCCGTCTCCCAACTGAGGATAAACGGAACGAGTTTACTAGAATCAGCCATGTTTACTCCTCCTCATCGCTATAATCATTTCCTTGAATAATGCAGCCAAATGCGAGAATTGCTCCCATAATAGCTGCCACCATTATAATCGCTAACAACATCATATCTTTTCCTCCTTTTCTGCATAATTTAGATAGTCCGACAAATATGGAATCTTCTCGATAAACTTGAAACGCATGAGATAATAGAGGAAACTCACTACATACCAAGGTGGTGTTCCCTTTCGGAAAATCTGTTTCAAGTTCTTCAGAATATTGCATCCGTAGAACCACAATACTAGATACGAGATAAAGGAAACACATTGAACGGAACCTTCCATCTGTCCTTTGAATCGCCCGATTGCATATACTGCTGCACAAAGGACGAAGAACACGGTAGCGTGACCGATGCACACAACTGCTTTCTTTAACTCGAAGTTCTCTCCTTTTGCAATCATGCCGCTAAGATAACCGAATATGAAGTTAAGAGTGAAGACGATCATAAGCGAAGATAACTCGCCTTCAATCGGTTTAAGATAGGCGAGGAGTGCAAGAACTACGCCTACAACAATATCTTTAATTCTATCTGCCATAAGATAACTATTTGATGATTAAACAATAACGCTGCAAATATACAATAAAATATTTAATCATCAAATAGATTTCCCGAAAAAATGCAAAACTTTATTCCTTCATATAAACGAATATATATAATTTCCTCGAAATATTGTATATAATTGTATATAATTTCCTCGAAATATTGTATTTTTAAAAGCATCGAAATCAATGCAAATAAAAAAGAGAGGCAATCACTTACCTCTCTTACTCAACTTGTAAGGAACACTTACATGTTCAACTATTAGGATAGAAGTAGAAACAAAAATCCCCTATACTATTGGCGTAGTATAGGGGAAATATCACATTCCTACTCGGGAAAATGATGCTCGATTAACTGCTGCAAAGGTAAGCAATAATTCCGAAACCGCCAAATTTTTCGTCATTAATTTGTTAGATACAGATACAATCCTTTCCCGAACCACATTATCAATATCATAGTTGATGATGTTACCCAAGCTAAGAAGAACTTATCTATCGTCTTATACTCGTAAGAATAGTATAGGTATGCAATGAACGTGCTGTTGATGATTGCTAACATCGCTACTATAATCAAAGTACAAAACATATAATCCATACTCATATATGCTCGCTTATCCGTGTTGCGATAGGGCTTATACGTTATAATTTTCTCTTACTCTTAATGAAATGAAGAATATCCCACTTCTTCCAATATCGGGTGTGCCCACGCTTTTTGCACTCACCGTTAGGAATATCACCTCTTGCTACCATCCTATTCAAGGTAGCATCAGAAACGTGCAATTTCTCCTTGACTTCCTCTGTGCTCAACATCGGATTGAGCATATCGGGGATGATGTCGCACAATCTATCTAGATCATCATCGCTCATTCCGCAAGCGGTGACCTTCTCGCCATTTCTCTGCTGTTCGTCTGCCTTGAAGCAAGCATCGCTCAATGACTTCAAAGCTGTGCCTAGCAGCTTATAATTCAATATCTTTCCCATATCATCTATATTTTGTGAAAATTCCGTAGAATTTGCCTTTATGAGCAAATCTTTCTGCCTATCTTCGTCTTGTTAACAAACATCTCCGCAAATCCGTACAAATAAAACAATGCCGTCACAACCATTACAGTAAAACAGGAGTCAACCATATCATTAGTGGTGTACCAGTTCCATTCCACTATGTGAGCGGCATTGATGCCGAAAAAGTAAAAGAAAGGTATTCTATATCTCCAGCAAAGGAAGAAGAATCTGCTACCTAATATAATCACCATCGGGAGGATATAAATCATAAAATAAATGAATATGTAGCAAGGCATATTCTCATTGTGAGGAATGAACATCTCACGAGGATTCTGAGAGAAATCCCACATTCCGTAGGCGTGAAAGCACATAATAACGAAAGGTACATACTTACAGAACCAGCGGAAGAATTTCAAGATTCTCCTGCTATACCGATTGCCGTGCTTCATAAGCATTCCCATCAACTCGGTAACATCAATGTCCTTTATTAACCGCAGGACTTCGGTTTCTTGTTCCTGTGTCATAATTCGTTGATTTTTAAATTTGTCTTTTGTTGATTTATAAGATTTATACCGCAAAGATACGCTTTTTATAATAGGAGTGATTGGTTTTTGATTGATTTTTGCGTTAAACTTTATAAAATGTAACAATCCGTAAGTACGCAAAAATAGCGTTAGAACGGCATTCCTATCCAATTCTAACGCTATTAATTATATCTACTACTAGAGTATTATCCTATCACCACTTCAAGGCTCTCCATATCAGCGAACTTCAAGCCACAGTCCTTAGCAGCCTTGAAAAGTTCCTTCTCGTCAACCTCCTCGATAGATACCTCTACCTCGGCATTGGCAAGGTCTGAAAAATACTTCTCGGTCTTCTGCTTCTGATTGAAGAAGTACTGGTTGACCTCCGCAAACTTGGCAGAATCCTCCTTGGTGTATTCGTAGCCCTCATCGGCGTGCTTCTGCTCCAACTGCTGGCACTCCTGGAGCTTGCGCTGCATCTCCTCGAACTTATCGTCCTTCAAGCTCTCCTGCGCTTCCTCCACATCCTTGTCGTAGGTGTCGGCTACGTGGCGCAGTGCCTTCATATTCTTCCATACTCGCAAGGCTGCATCATCGCTCATTGATGATGTCTTCAATGCCTTCAATGTTCTGTAGGCTGCGACAGCCTCGATTGTCTTAATCTTCTTCATAATTGTTTCTTTATTTTTATGTTATAAATATTCTTCGCCAATTAACTTGCTATACAGAATACCTTTCTATTTCCGTTGCAAAGATAAGAAATATATCCCAAACTGGCAAGAAAATCAAATATTATTTTTAATCAATAATTCCTGAACTAAATACCGTTTGCTTAGTAGTCAAAACATAGTCCACATACAGCCATAATGCGTAAGTTTTTCCACTCTGCATTTGGTTCTTGAAAAAAACGGTTTTACTATCACCGCCAGCCAGTGTTGTATTTCTCATAAGAATAGATTCGCCAACCTGCATACTACTATTTTCCTTGCTCGAAGAAAAACGTAGTTGCAATGAAACAACATGAGACACGCGATCAACATTCTCAATCGTTGCACTTCCAAGACCACTTTGTCTTAGTATAACCTTGCTAGCATTAATCTCTGTTCTGGTTTTCACCACAAGAGTGATTGGCTGTAATACTGGTATAGGGATATACGAACCCGCTTGTAACTGAGGGAAATCACTGCTTGTATAATCCACGCTGCTCATAAACGGATAGACTGTGTATGTGCCTGCGTTGACCTTTGTAAACTTAACGGTGTTTGTATCTGATGTTCTCATATACTGTAGCTTGTTGCCATTGTTGTTATAGAGCAACACACCAAAGTGATAGGTTATGTTACCATCATTTAACAAGTCTTTCATGCTTATCCAGTCAGAATCGACACTTTGCAGATTATATGCTGCGCTAATACTTACGGCATCTTCCGCTGATGGACTTGTCGTGCCAATTCCTAGGTATTCACTTCTTGCGTTATGATTATACCCGCGAAAATCTCCTAGTCTGTAAGGTGCAGATGCCGTCCTATGGGTGAAGCCGTTGTCCGCTTGCGAATAATAGCCCTTTATATCATAGATATTTGTTGCTTTAGGATAATTGATGTTGCAGTCATTCCTCTTACCCTTCCACCCAGTATTGATATCAAGGAAAGCGTTGTCTGAGTCAACGGGCTTATACTTCGCCCACATGTTGATGCCTTCGTAAGTGCAAAGGGATGCTAGGTCGTTGCTACCATAGCCAAGAAGACTTTTAACATCGTCTATACTAACTGGAGCAGTTATCTTTCCATTACTTACACTCATAATTACCTCCTTCTTTAGTAACAACTCGCTCTACTGTTACATTGAATACTTTCGCAAGCCATAAGATAAATCGTTTCATACGCTTAATCTTTAGAACTTAAAACACTAGGCAAGGCAGCTCTATAAGAGCCACCCTGCGTTAATACTCACGATACTTACTCTGCTGCCTCGCTAGCCATATTGGTAGCGATAGCGGAATCAACCTCCGCTATCAATGTTGACACCTCACTGAGCTTGCTCTGAGGAACACCACTGATATTATAGGTCAGCTCACTGCCATTTGAGCTAGCGTTGACATTGCCGAGATAATTACCATTTGCACCATTGTAGATGCTCATATTGATGGTCTCGATATTACCGCCAGTCTTGTCAACGTTGTAAGTAATTTCTACACGATAACCGCCGTTAGTGTAAGTGGCGGTGGTCTGTTCGCTCTTCTTGTTAATCTTTAAATTCTCCATTTTCAATCTAATTTAATAAATTAATATTCTTGTTATCTAATCTCTTCTTTTTATCACTATCTCCCTGCTCTCCGCTCAATCGCTGAACCTCGGATTCCAGGAAGACAACCCGAGCCTTCAACCTGCTGACCTCATCACCCACCTGCTCGATAGCACCAAATGCAGTTGCAATCAGCTTAGGAGACCAATAGTTGATTTTGTAGTAGCCCTTATCATCAGTCTCCACGATGTCCTTTAAGTAATGGTTGCACAAGACATTCTGAGCAATCCAGCCGATAGACCTCGTATTGTCCTTCTTCCAAGCAAAGCCAAACGTGCCACCCATAGCCTTGATGATGCCAAAGAAGTCCAGCTTCCGCAAATCCTGCTTTAGGCGGATGTCTGAGGAGGAGTAGGCGGTGATACCACCTTTAGATAGAATATTAGTCTTGCAGATAAAAGTACCACCACCATTGCAAACAATCACATCTTGACCAGAGTTCCAATTTAAACATAGAGAACCAGCATATCTTTCTATAACTCCAGTATCTATAGTTCCATCTTCTTTGCGGTACAAATAAATATCGCCAAAACGTGCTCCTCCGGATGAGTATATACTCCATTTATCAGCCCCATCTTTTGAAGCAATATCTTGCGTTAATACCCATCCGCTATTATCACTATTGCCAAGATATAAATTACCTCCATCGTGAGAAATTCTCGCATTAGCTGACATTGTTCCGCCACTAAGAGGTAGATAACTTGTATTATCGTACGCTCTAGCACCTAAACCTAACCAAGATTGCAATGCACTCTTTTGAACATCTTTATAATATACATTACTGCCATTAGTTTTTGTTCCTACAATAGCAGTAATTTCACCAGCATTTAAACTAGCACCTGAATATCCACAATATATATCATAATAATCTCCATTATAATCCTTTAATTTTAATGCTCTCGTAGCTTCATTGGCAGATGTCGCATAATTACAACTGCCACTAGATGTTATATAGCCTACATCGTTACTAAGAGAACTTAACTTTGTTGGTATCTCACTAGTCAACGCAATAATTCCATTTTTGTTTCTAATAGATACGAATGTTCCACTATTGTTTCCTGCATTATAATCTACATCTGTACTAAAACAAAAATCAAAATCTGTACTACTACCTGTACTAAGATGTCCTAAAGTCCACGTACCAGTTTCTGTATCAACACAAGCTATAGGGTTCCAGCTAGAAGATCCTGGAGCATAAGTTTGTCTAATTATAGCATTATCTCTACCTTGAATAGTTAAACCTCCACTACTTCTTTTAATAATACCAGATATTGTTCCGCCACTAAGGGGTAGATAACTTGTATTATCGTACGCTCTAGCACCTAAACCTAACCAAGATTGCAATGCACTCTTTTGAACATCTTTATAATATACATTACTGCCATTAGTTTTTGTTCCTACAATAGCAGTAATTTCACCAGCATTTAAACTAGCACCTGAATATCCACAATATATATCATAATAATCTCCATTATAATCCTTTAATTTTAATGCTCTCGTAGCATCACCTCCAGCAGAAGAACTTCCTGCATAGGTTTTAGGTATATTTTCAATTGTAGCGAGCCTATTCCAGCCTCCCCAAGTATTATTGTCACCATTGTTCCTACGGAAATAAATAGTGTCACTATTATAACTTGCTTGCAACTGAAATGAGTAATTGTTGTTTGAACCACAAGAGAAGTCAATCAAAGTACCAGTAGTGGCAGTATTAGCGTGATTAACGTATGCGAATGTGATTCCTCTGTGTAGGTAATTTGCGTTATGTGTATCACTAACGTTCCACCAAGCAACTGATTCTAGGAATGACTTTTCCTTCGTTAAGGTAAGCGTATGTCCACTTACTATGGCACTAGTCACTGCATTACCACTTCCGTTAACAGAGACAGAATTAATTCCATCTGTAATACCATCTATTCCATCAATCAGAGACTTCAATTTTGCTACTGAGTATGCAGAAGCTACTTCAGAAAGATTCTCTGTTGTAAGATTGATAGCGTCAACATAGGATTTAACACTACCGTTCAATCCGCCGCCACCTGATGAAGATGTTCCAACACCATAGGCAGACACTCCACCACTTGTGTAGAGGTTAGCCACCTCATCGGTTGTGGTATTCGTAATCTTTAACGCCTTATTGGTTGCATCATACTCCAGCTTGATGTTACCGATAGATATGTACTTTCCGCTAGGCACAATGATGCTTCCGTTGATGTCAGCAGTTCCATTGAATGAGTTACCCCAAAGCTTGCGAGCATTCGTAAGCTGTAGAGCTTTCTTAGCTGAGCCACTAGTGAAGTAGCCCTGCAATGTGGTGATATTCGTCTTATTGGTGGATATGCCCGAAGCATTTACTCCTTCTGCCTTTTTTGCTCTTGTTACCTCGTTAGAGATGGAAGTGTTGATTCCGTCAACAATACCGCTCAAAGTATCAGTCTGCGCAATATTTGCGAGGAAGCTCACTACCTCGTTCCACTTGTTGATAACGCCGTCCGCGGTAGTCTCATCAGTAGTCATAAGGGCATACCAATCGTAGGCACTATCCCAATGAGTCACTTTCGTTGAGGTAATGCCGTCCAATACAGACTTATTGCTATGACTATGCTTTGCTGACACCGCACCATCCCAAGCCGTCTGCTTTGCCGTTGTAGGAATAGAGTACCCCGAAGCAAGGCTGATAGCAAACGTTCCACTTGTTGTGATAGTCTTTGTCGCACAAGTCAAACCTGTAGGTAAGGTAAGACCTACAGAAGTAACTGTACCCTTATTGGTTGTATAGCCCTTTGCATCTATCTCAGCCTTGGTGTAGTAGCTAGCGAGAGACTGATGAGTAGTCAGATACCCTGCATCGTTGGTAAGCTGACTTACCTTCGTGATGCGGTCGGTAATATCTGCCCACTTATGGGTGTGCGCACTAGGAGCGAACGTTGATGGCTTACCAGTGATGTTATTCCAGGAGAGACTCAGACCGCCAAGTTCTGTAGCTATATTGTCAATTCGGCTGCTGAGAGCCTTGATAGCATAAGCGTTCGGGATGCTAGTCAAATCACTATCTACGTAATTTCCTGCAAGAATTTTAGTATAACTAATAACACTCGCATTGAGTCCACCTCCACCATCAGTAGTGTTTGCACCATAGGCACTGATGCCACCTGTGGCATAGAGATTACCATCAATCTTGATAGCCTTGTTGGTTGCATCATACGTGAGCTTGATGCCATGAAAGGAAATTGCGCCCTCGAATGTAGCATCGCCCGAAACACCCAATTTGGTGAAAGGAGCGTTTGGCTTCAAAGACACAAGGTCAGCAACGCTCGTTCCTGCACTTCCTGCTTTCCATGTTGGTTCAAAGAAGGTGAGGTATGCGCCAAGATTCTTCTCGCTGATGATGAAAGAGGTAGGGTCAGCGTGAACCCTGCCATCAGTTCCCCACCAGATAGCGCCATTCGCCAGATAGCCGGAACCGTCGAAACGGACAAGAGAGGTAGCTGCCTGTTTGGAATAATCATCCTTCTTATCGAAGCCAACTACCTCACCATCGTTCATATATCCACCCCACCAGGTAGCGATGCCGTTGCCTTTCGCCGTCTTGTCGATAACACCATTAATTCCACTCTCCACATGCTTGGTCTCAGGATCACGCAAGGCGATGAGAGAGGTAAGAATCAATCCGCCATTGATTTCCGTTTCAACACCATCAGCAAGCACTTTTTTTAGATATTGATAGGTAGCCACATCACCGATTACTACACCGAGGTTGCCATATATCTTTCTAGTGATATATGCGTTTGCCAAACCCAGCTTGTCATAGAAGGCAGAATATGCACTCTGAAAGTTGGTAAACTTTGTTCCAACGGCGGAGACGATGGTAGCCTTGCCTTCGGCATTAGCCGCATTGTACCTTGTCGAAATATCCGATAGATACCCGAGGAGGTCTGTCTTGGAAGCAGAGAGGGTAGTGAAAGCAGCGTTAAGGTCGGTGAGTTCCTTGGTGTCCTTCAGTACTTCTGCATCCTTCACCTCATTATATGACTTCTCGGAAGCCGCAAAATCATCTTCAAGTCGCTTAGAATCCTGCGCCATTGCCGCAATCTCGGAAGGCTCTAGGTAGCCATCCGTTACGTAGCTGTCGAACGCCTTCTTGTTGGTGTTGACGGTATTTCTGAGATTCGTAACATTCGTCTGTGCGGTATCTGCCGCCCTCTTCGCCTCTTCCGCTGCCTTTTTAGCTGCGTTAGCAACGGTATCATCTGTGTATTTAGATGCCTTGATCCAATCACCGATAGCAAACTGAGAACCAGCCGCTTTTTGGGTCTGACAGCGCAATACCTCATTCTTGTAAGTACTGCCGTCAGAAGGATAAGTGGCATTTACCCAAATATCGCCCAACTGATAAGGCGGAATAGGCTGTGTGCTGAATACCTTCATCTTGCCATCTGCGGTCTCCTGTGCCTTGCTTGCATCGGAAAGGGCTTTGGCAATATCGGTGTCAGTAATGATAGTCCACTTATAGGTGCTGCCATCCTTGGCAAAGCGGTATGCCTTGCCCGTCTTGTTGTCGTAATACAAGTCTCCAAGGTGTGTATCTTTATCCTTGTCTGTCTTCCAACTGCTTGCTGGCGCATTAGTCAGTGTTGGAACTCCCTCGTAGAACCACGTCTCTATAGCACCATCCACCTGATTTTGCAAATCAGTTATCACCTGCGAGTTCTTTATGAGATTGTTCACCTGCTCCTCAGTTAAGCCTCCTGCTGAGTTCTCCTTGATGTATTGAGACAATTCCTTGCCATCTACGGTAGATTTCGCCGAAAGTTTACCCTTAATAGATACCTGCTTGGCTGCGCTATCATACTTGATGTAGCTACTACCCTCATAGCCATTCTCCTTAGTAGGTCTGTCGCCCACATACATATCACCATAGACATAAAAAAATGCCTTGTTAGTCTGCTTGTTTACGCCATATTGCACATACTCCTTGTTTGCAAAGGAGTAGCTGTTGATGCCGTGGTACAATCCGATGGATGGTGAATAGGTATCTACCGCAGAGAAGATAAGGCAGTTCTGACGTTCTACATCGGTTCTATTACCGCACTGCGACAACACATCACCTTTAGCAGGAACATCGCTTGCCGTTGCGCAATCGGTATCGGAAAGGTCGATATAATGATATTTCTTGCCTTCCAGCTCCACTGGGTCTTCGTTACGTCCAATAACCAATCGCCAATAGAAGTGATTGCCCACCTTGTGATAAGTGCCCTTGCGGACGTTAAAAGATTCCGAGCGTACTTGGTCGTTAACCGCGAAGTCGTTATCTACCTCATCACCATCCTGCTCTGCGAGGAAATAGCATCGGTATGCCTTCTGCGAAACCTCATTATAAGTTACGGTAACGGTTTCTACCTTATGAGCCACTACACCTCCCGCAGGAGAAATAATCTCCTTACCACCGATGGTGGAGGTTTTCTTGATAACCAATTCCTCGAAGATAGCCTTCATTCTCACCTCAAGGTAGTCGGTAATGAGATGAGAACGACCTTCTGCGTCCGTATTCCAGGAACCGCCGTTCTCATTGTTGAAGTTACCGACAAGCAATCCCTGCAAGAACTTCTGTACCTTTTCGAAGGTGATAGTGCCCTTTGCGGTGTTATCCTGCAGCCTAGACAAAAACTCCATTCTAGAGCGTCTAGCTGAGAAAACGTTGCTATCAGATGCAGGAGTAGAGTCATTCAGACCGATAACATAAACACCACCATTACCGCTTCCTGTGCCGCCTATCTGCATTCCGTTCACGATGATGGAGTCAACCTTGTCTTCCAGCTTGCCCAACCGGCTAGTAGCTGCCTTCTCGCCAACCGTGTACTGAGGGTGGTCGTAAGGTATATCCAAAGGTATCTCCATTCCGATGATACGAGAGTTTCGGTAGTGCTTGCCATCTGCATCCACCTGCGCAAACATATCATTAATCAGCTTTACCTGCTCACCGAGAGGATGGTAATCGTATGTTCCATCATTGTAGAACTTATCGCCATCCATCGTACAGGTGAAGTTTGAGTTGCTGATCATGGTTTTCTGATAGTACTGCTTCGCTCTATCGAACAGAGATAACTGAGCAGTAGGGATGAGGTCCGTATCTGTAATTTTGGTTGCGTCCCAGTTGAACAGAAAGTACTTATCACCAACCTTTGGGCACATAACGCCATCGGGAAGAGTTCTTCCATAGGTGTCGTTTGCCACAATCTCGAAGTAGTTAACCTTGTCGATAACCTTGAAGCTGACATCGAACTCCATACCCATGAGAGCGCCGCTAGTGAACTTGATGCCTAGAGTGAGGTTACTCTTTATCCAACTCTCCTTGAAGCTATTAGTGAAAGAGTCTGTAGAAGTAACCTGCCAAAAGGTCTGAGTAGTCTTCGTTCCGTCTTCGTTATCAACGGTGCTATCATAGGTCTTGATACTGCTGACTACACTTTCCACCTTTGGGTATTCTTCATCGAACATAACGACACCTTCGATAGCCTGCTTGTCATTCTTCACGACATTCACGTTCTCCAGGTAGCCATCCTTGGCGTAGAAACCATCACTATCCACTTCCTTGTTTGGAAGCATGAGGTAATCAGTAGCAACACCATCGGTGGTGACGTCCGCATCGGCACCAGTGAAATATCCCTTCGGAATATTTCTGTCTGAGCCGAATGCGTACAGTCTCGTAATATAAGTTGACTTAGATTCCGAATAGGACATAGACAGAACATTAACATCCTGTTCGAATGTTGTCTGCCCTTCCATTTCGCAATATCCAAGGTATATGATAGAGCCATCTATCCACCACTCGCAGTTGAGCGCATCTTCGGAACAGATGGCGTTGAGAGCATCGAGAATGCTGATAGAGCCGTACTCGATCAAGAATCTCTTCTGAACATCGAAAGCCTTGTTGTTGTACGTAGTGTAGTCAACGGAGAAATCCTTGCCATTGTACGTAAGACCTAGTGCCTTTAGGTTGCCGAGTATAACATTCATGTGTACGCCTACCGTTGTGGTGAGCTTGAACGAGGTTTCGTTTGCTCCGTGCTGAGGGCGATACTTGCAAAGCTTATTCTTCCAAGACATATAGTAGGAATCCATCTGCATTTCGTAGTCGTAGCCATCACTATCATTGTGCTTAGGGAAGTATGATGATGTAAGCTCAAAATAGCCGAAGTCGGAAATCTCCACTGAATCACCAATCTCGAAATAGACTGGCGTTGCCGTAGTGAACTTCAAGATGATGTAGTGGTGGTCCATAAGCTGATACGACAGCTTAGAACCCTCACCGAAGTCCTCTAATGTGAAGAATACCTTATTATTTCTCTTTATCTGAATCATTGGCTTGTATATATTTACTTGTTTCACCTCTGTCACTAGGGTCTGGCTCGTTGAGCTTTAGGCTGAACTTTGCCATTTCCCGAATGAACTGACTGAATTGAGTGCAGGAGAGATAGATGCACCGATACCACACATTAGGCTGAAATCGGGTGCGGATAACCAACTCCCCCTTGGCAAGAACCTCCTCGCAGAACCTAGCATAGTTCATCATGAACGTATCTGAGTCCTTGGCGGTCATATTGAACGGCAGCGTTATCTCCCTCTCATCCAATCTAGGATTGTGCTTGATAACAGACTTTCCGTCCTTTGAGCGATACTTGTTGCTGATGAACTCCTTGTTTGGTGCAGGGGTCATGAGCGTGCTGAGGGCGGTTTCGTCTAGGAAGATGCCCCATGTAAGGTAGGCATCCTTGCCATTGATGTAAAGTTGTCCATTAAGCATAACTATTTAATCATTAAATAACCTCGTAGGCTTCGCTGTGAGCCACTTTTGCTATTGTTGAGTATAGTTGTAAGGGCTGACAAGCGAAAAGCCTATAGAGGTCAAATATCCTTTAATCTTCTGTTCATATCATCCAGCTTTGTTCCGAAGTCATTATAGGTGAGCTTTGAATACTTCACGATGTCTTCGAGGTAGCTGTTTGTCATAATCATCATATTTCTAATCTCCAATACCGCGCCATTGGTTGAGATTCCGAGTGTAACGATGCTCTCCATCTGAGATATGGTGGTAGTCATGTTCTGAGCGATGGACTCTCCTGCAATCTGTAGAGCCGTGAAGCGACCATTCAGCTCGTCTGCGGTATCTTGCCCCATAGATGCCCATCCTCCGCTTGTTGCGGTCTGTGATGAGGATGAGGAACCAGTGTAGCCTGTCACCTTTGCCCACTCGTCACGTCTCTTCAATCCTTCCTGGACTATATCATCGTAACGCTTGTTGAATGCTTCTATGTCTGTTTCGGTAAGCTTGCCATCGTTGTCCTTGATAGCCTTAGCCCAATCATCATAGAGCTTCTTCAAGTCTCCGTTGATGAGGTCTTCCATAGAGTAGGAGAGAAGAGCCTTTTGCATCATTTCAGCGAAATCGTCTGCAAAGTCCTGCGCTGACTTGCTCATATCCATAAGGTCTGATACGAAGCTATCCTTCATACTGTCAAAGGAAATCTGTGTAAGGCTTTCCTTCAGCTTGTCTGATAACTCATCCAGCTTGCCCGCTTGGTCTATGTAGTCATTCAGCTTCTCTGTCAGACGCCCACCATAGTTACCCTTTCCAGTGTTCTCGATGTGCTCCCAGATGGCAACGTTGCCACGGAGGAGCTTCATTTCCTCTGGGCTGAGGGAGAAGAGGTCGCCATTGAAATCTGATTTGACGTTCTTCTTGATCCAATCCATCTCATCACTACCGAAGCCACTCCAATAGCGATTCCATGAGCCGTGAGAACCGTGATAGCTTGCCTGTGCCTTTGCGATGTCGAGGTAGTTCTTATTAGTCTCCTGCTGATTCTTATAGGCTTGCTCGTAGTATGAGGTTGCCTTGGAGCCAAAGGAGTTTTCCATTGCATCAGTCAAATCCTCGATGGATTGCTGCAAGAGGGTATTTCTGTCTGTCAGTCTTTCGATGGTATCATTGACCTTCTTGGCATTTCCATCTCCACCGAACAGACTATTGAAGCCACCGAATGAAAGCGTGTTGAGGATATGAGAAACGTTGTTCCCGATACTCTTCAATGGCTTCATAACGATGTCACCCGATAAAGCATCATCGAGGATGCCCGTTACTGCGCCAAAGACCGTGTCCATGAGGTTACTGATGAGTGTTCCGAAGCCATCTTTCAGAATATCGAGGATGCCGAGTATTGCGGAGATTATTTCACCTGCCATACCGCTATCCCCTAAAGCTTCCGTCAGAACCTTGGCTGCGTTGCTGTCTTTACCGAGCAACCCTTGGATGCCCTTTGCAAGCGTGTTAGCAACGTCCTTCTGCATAGTACCCCCGAAAAGCTTGTCAAGCCCTAGAATAGAGTTTCCTATGCCTTTGAGTGACCCCGATGTGAGACCCTGCAAACCATTTTCAAGCTGCTGGAACTGAGAAACTGCCTTCTGTGCAGATGTCTGCAAGTCTGATGATGCCTTCTGAACTGATGAACCGAACTCCAAAACGTTGTTAGATGCGGTAGCAAGTACGCCCTGCGCTCTAGAAAGATTGGCTTCAGCCTTACTGATACTTGTCTTGTCACCGCTCTTCTTAGCCTTGGCGAGGTCTTCCTGCGCCTTAGTAACGGCTTTCGTGGCTTCAATCTCTCGATCCTGTGCATCAATATAGCCCTGCATGGCTGACTGATAGGAGTTGATATCGTCAGAGACTTTCTTAAAGATGTCACTATCCCATACGGTGGCAGAGCCTTGTAGCTTGGAGATAAGTTCCTGTATGGTCTTCTGTTCGTTAACATCGGTTGTGCTCTTGGACAGCTCCTGCAACTTCTTTATTGTTGGTTCCAGTTGGTCCTTGAACATAGCTCCGAAGTCTCCGAAGATGCTTCCCCAATCGATGTTCTGTCTGATAGCGTTTATCTCGATGGTTTGGAGGTCCTTCTTTCTCTGCTGCTGAAGAGAGAGTTTTTCGCCTTCCGTCTGAGCCTTGGCAATCTTTTCTTCGTACTCCTCGGCAATGGCTTGCTTCTGCTGATATAGAGAACCATACTCCTTCAAGTAGTCACGCATAGAGGTGAGGGCTTCCCTGTTGACCTCATCAAGCTTCTTGTTGTACTCTTGGGTAGCGAGGTCTCTAGCCTTATTGAGGGCATCGGACTGAGCAGAGGTAAGGGTTACTTTCTTGCCAGCTTCCTTGTTTTTCTTCTTGAACTCTGCTTCCTGCTTGTCAATCTCGGCTTTGCGCTTGGCATAGTCGTTCTTGATTTCAGCAAGCTTCTTCTCCGTGCCTTCCTGCATCTGAGATATATCGGTGTCGATATTTTCCTGCTGCAGCCGCTTCAAGTCCTCATTCAGTTCCTCCTGGGCCTTCTTCCGGTCTTCTGCCTGCTTCTTGGCATCGGCGGCGGCTTTCTTGGCTTTGGAAGCGTTCTTCTTGGCATTGGCTTCTGCCTCTTCCTTTTCGCGACGCTTCTGCTTAGCATCGTCTTCTGCCTTGGTCTGCTTGGTGTTGGCTGCATTGGTATAATCCCATCCTCGTTGAGCGATATATTTTGTTGACATCCACTTTCCATTGACTAGCGCACCTGACTTCTTGTTGTTGGCAAGGTCACGTGCCAAAGCAGAGAAGTATTTTCCTAAGCGTCCTAGCTCAGGGATATTCATATTCTGCATCCACGATGGTATCTTGGCATCGAAGTTAACGTGGAAGTTGATGTTGTTCTCGGGATAATTCTGCATGAACTCCTTGACACGGTTGTAGAGAACGTGTACGTCCTCGCCTGCTCCCTGGAGCTGTTTCTGCAAAGCATTTATCCTATCCTTAGTAGAGGAGGCCTTATTACCAAAATTCTCAGTTGCATCTGCTCCCTTGTTGATGTTGTCAGTCTCCTCGGAATGTATCTTCTTGGCAGCACGAAGTTCGTAGAGATAGCCTACTAAAGCCTTCCTGGCATCTGCCGTCTTGTCACCCGTAAAACCAAAGGAATTAGCTAACTTTTCAGATTCTGATATCAAAGAAGCCTCAAGCTGGTTGTATTGCTTCAGATAGGTCTGATACTCCTTGGAGTGCTCATTCAAGCCAGCCATCTTCTGTGTTAGGTCATCAAACTGCTTGATAACCGAGTCAGATACGATGTTCTGTATGCCGACGGCTATACCGCTGCTAGAGGTTCCATAATCCTTCAACTTGCCCAAAAGGGCTTGCTGAGCGCTATCCACACGGTTGTTGTAGTCTTCGTTAGCCTTGGAGATTGCATTGGCTCTGTTGCGCTCTGTAGCCTCCAGCTTGATTTGCTCGACGAGTTCTTTAGATTTATCTATCTCCTGCTGCTTAACATCCACAAGGTTGCTCTCGTCTTCCTTGATCTTGTCAATAGCAATCCCGTAGTTGTCATAGATGTTTGACAGCTCCTTGATGGTGTCCTTGTAAACCTTGGAGCCTTCCTTTGCAGTCTTCAGAATGGAGATTAGCGACTCGACCTTGCTTGATGCTTCATTTGCACTCTCGGTAAACTTGGAAGTCTTGGTAGCGGCATCCTCAGCGCTATTTCCGAAAAGATTGAACATCGTGACTCCAGCTGCTACTGCACCAAGAACCAGACCGAGAACATTTGAAGAAGAGACCAAATTGAACAGAGCCATGGCATCCTTGGCGGTTGTGATAGACTTCGCTAAAGACAAGAATGCTTTCGCACTCTCCCAAGCTACCTGTGCCTTAGATATTGCTATCATCGATATCACCGCAGCCTTGTATGCGCCATACGCTGCAACAACAGTCATGAGTACCTTGCCTACCGTCTCCCAATTCTCAACAAGGGTGGAAACGACTCCCAATCCGGTATTGATAACACCCTCCTGGGATTTGCCGAGGTCATTGAACATCTGCTCGATGGCATCCTCAATGTTGCTTATCTGACCTGTAATAGTCTTGGACTGAGCCTCCATCAATCCACCGAACTTGCTACCCTCGGCGGTCATACTCTGCATTGCCTGGATGAAGATGTCACTGGTAACCTTGCCTGCCTTGATTTGCTTCTGTACCTCCTTGATGGCGTTGGTAACGTCAAGCCCCATAACCTTGGCTATCTCATCTGCGATAGGAATACCTCGGTTGAGGAACTGATACAGGTCCATCGTGTCCATCTTACCCTTGGCGATGGTAGTGCCGTAAAGCATTACGAGGTCTTTAAGGTTCAGACCCATACCTGCTGCAACGTCTCCCAATCCGATAAGCGTCTTGTTGACATCCTCGGCTGCTACGTTGAACGCAAGAAGCTGCTTGGCTCCCTCTGTAACGTCTTCAACCCCGAAAGGTGTGACGGCTGCCGTGCGGATCAACTGCTTCATGAGAGCATCAGCTTTCTCCTCAGACTGCAACATCGTCTTGAATGCCATTTCTGTCTGCTGGAACTGACCGCGGACCTGCATCATCTGATTGACGAACTTGCCGATGCTCCAACCGCCAATGGCAATGTTCATGCTGTTCTGTATATTCGAGATTACATCGTCAATGGACTTTCCGTCCTTCTCAACCCTCTCGGCAGTCTGATGAACTGCGTTCTGAATGTCTCGAAAACCGGAAACGACCTTGGCTGTCTCGACTATTGTATCGAATTTAATGCTTGGCATAATGTTCTATTTTTCCTTGAATTTATACTCTGTTATAAAGAATCGCCGGGGAAACACCACATGTGAGTGTTCGATATGGGAACTTTACGTGCGTGCGCAGGAAGACTTCGGTTAAATCTCGGTCTCTGACTCTATCACCGCCTTCATGACCGCCTCCTTGTTGTTGCCATCGATGACCTCTTCCCCTGCTGCCGGTATATGTGCTTTCTTCCTCTCCTCGTCAGACAGATAGATTGAAGTAATCTTGTCTTTGAGCATGAGAGTCAGGTTGTTATACGATATTCCCCATACCACGTAATCGAAAGTCCATCCGTATCTTTCGCAAGCGGCATCTATGAGAGTTCCCCATATTGTCTTGCCTCCGAAGATAAAGCTATTCTCCGACTTCTTTGCCGCGTTGACTTTTGCCATACGCTTCGCTTCTTCTTCCATTCCTGTCTCTTTGGCTATTGTCTGGTATGAGTTAGCCTTAAGGATGATGATGAGGAGAGTGGCTATATCCTCGTTGGAGCATTCTTTGAAGATTAACTCCGTCTGCCTGCTTACGCATTTGGAGTCTAGTATTTCGTTCTTTGTATTGAGTGAGTGATATGCAATCAATCTGCAGCATGTCTCCCTTTTGGTGTTTGCAACTCGCAATGCTTCCAAGAATGGATCAGCTTGAAGTAACTCCTTGTCTAGCTCCAAGCTATCTACCAACTGCGACGTTAGGTACATCATGCCCAGTGTAGTAGGGTAGATGTTAACGTGAGCGTGCTCAGTATCAAAGCCTATCGGCATATCTGTGAGCGTATTCGATATAATGATTCCTAACTCTTCCATATCACTCGAATTTAAATTGTTGGCACCCAAGGCAGGACTCGAACCTGCGACTTTCAACCAGCTTTTGAAGACCCTGGATTTTCATGCGACGGACTATTTGGTCTCGCTCTTCCCCTGAGCTACTTGGGTAGGTTGCCGGCTGATAACCCTCAGCCGGCGGAAGGGATATTAGGATATGCCTATGTCTCTGCGTATGTTTCTGTGATTTCAGCAGGAGGGGTATCACCATCCTGCGGCTTCTTGAAAGTCAAGGAATACTTTCCACCTGTTCCCTTTGTGGCAGTGATAACACGCCAGCGGTAAGCACAATAGACCTCCTCACCCTTTGCGTTTGTAGTCTTAGCCACCACGTCACCCTCTGGGATAAGAGCTGCGTGGGTATAAGTGATGGAAGCACCTTCTTCTGTTGTATAGCCCTCCTCGGCACCGATGGTGGTATTACCCATGTAAACGCCAGGAAGCTCGGCGTCTTCTGGCTGGATAGCCAAACGGTAGTTACCCTCAATGATACCATCAATAGTCTTGAATGGCTGCGACTGGTTCTTCTTGATGAAGAGCTGATATACAGCCTCGTAGGTAGACTTCTTTGTCTTGCGGTCAACAATTCCGCCACCTTCCTCAACCTGGGTCATAGTATCACCTTTCGTTGGAGTAACAGTAGTAGTGCCATCCTTTGGAGTTGGGAGCTTAGTCCACTCATTCGTTTTGCTACCTACCTCTTGAACGTAGATAGTGCATTTGCCCCATGATGTTACTGACATAATTTAATCGTTTATGAGTTTATATTCAACTTGATTATTTATTACATGTTCTCCCGTGCTTGTTGCATATACCCTCTGCTCAATCGCGTGGGCAGCATATTCGCTCGTTCTGAACGTTTCCAAGAGATTCCAAGCCAGTTTGCAGATTTCGTCAACTCTGATAGTGTTCTCCTCGAACTGCCCATCTACGTCCTGGTCTTGTATATATATATTTACATTTATAATTGCCGTTTGAAGCTGCGTTCCCTCATTAGCCAAGATGGAGATAACGACATCTTCCTTATGAGAATTATGCGGTCTCATCGTCTTTGACAGCTTGCCATTGACGTTGTTCATGAAACCGCTTTCGTTGATGTACCGGTAAACATCTGTCTTAATTGCTCCGTCTGATTTCATATCTTCCACTTGTTTATTTCATTAACTGCTGAGTCTATTGCTGTCTTCACACGCTGCTCTACAATGGATGTGGCCCATATCTTCGTTGAAGCGAGGACATCCTTGCTTTCCAAGGCTTCCACCTCTCCTGCGTATTCCATTCCGGCAACGACAACCAAAGCATAAACCCTGGAATATTCCTTAGCAAGGTCATTGATCATCTTCTTGCCCTTTACAGAGCCGTCTGTGCCACTGAGAACCTGCGAAAAGGCTGATTCCATATATTTACTTCCCTGCTCGTACACGGCGAAACCTATGGAGCTTCTTAGGTTGCCCGTATGGTCTATCCAGCTTTCCTTGGCAGACCTGTTACGGATTCTAACCACAGATTCGTCTCCTAGCTTGCTCAATGCCTTAAGCACATTCTCCTGTATCTTCCTTGCGGCTCTTTGTAGGAAGGCATCGAGAGCGGAAGCGCTGGTTGTCATTCTTATGCCCATATCTTACACTGGAGTTGATAACGATGAAATCCCTTGACCTTGATAATTACCTCCTCGGCCCCTAAAATTTCTAACTTAATAAAATCCCCATAAGAGAACTTTTTAATCCATACGGGCAAGTTATGCACTTCGTATGAGTAGTAATCTATGGAACCGTCAGATGTAACTAACTTGTTTGCCTCGCCAGCAGGAACTACATCGCAAGTGCAGCAGAACTTCCACTCGGTCTTGCCCTGGTGATAATTTCCATCATCATCTGTATAGCCAGCTACCTTCTGCTGCCGGTATAGCTTTGAGGCATGAAAACTCAATAGACTCATCAGCAATTAATGTAAACTGTCGGCTTTGGAGTAAGTGAAACCTCCTCCTCGCCGATAGAGTTATATAAACGATTGACTTGAACTAATATAGCCTTTCGCTGGTCTTCCGAGAGGGAACCTATTGATTTGTCCGCTTCGGAGAAGCTAACGGCTTGTATGAGAGAAAGCAGACAGTCGGCAAGCGTTCCTTTGTAGGCGTCACTTCTGGCAACGTCACCAGTGAACTCTGATTCGATATCGAGGTCACGCTTGATGCAGGCGTTTTCCACGAAACCATAGGGGATAGGTATGTGTACCTCATCCACCAAAGCTTGTCCGACCGTCTTCATGATTACTCCTCAGCTTTAGCTGCCTTTTCCTTGAACTCCTTCTTCTTCACAGGAGGAAGCTCGTTATAGGCATCAATAACCTCCTTGTCGCTGGCGTCACTAGGAAGTGTAGCACCAAGAGCGTTGAGAGTTGTGATAGCCTCCGGCTTCTTGTAGGTCACATCAGAGATTGTTACCTTAGCGTCATCTGTATCTGCTTTCTCCTTTTCGGTATCAACCGAAACGTCTGGGTCTGCCAGCTTAGTATTAATCTGATAGATTGTGTCAACGTCCTCGATGACAGGCAAGCAGTATGCCTGCACCGCAGTTGTCTCACGCAACGGATCAGTTGTTGAATACTGAGAGATAAGCTTGTAATCAATCTGCTGATAGGTTACACCTGCCACTCTGTTGGTTGCCTCTGCTACCTGACCGTAAACGAGGGCACCAATCATCTGTGAGCAGACACCGATAATCATATCGTTGTTCCAAGGCTTAACGCTCTTCTTCACACCATCATGCTCCAAGCGGACAGTACGGTTGATGATGCGGAATGATACACCGGTCTCGTCCAAGAATGCCTCCTGGAATACGCTGGCAGTAGGAACTGGGAGCTTTGTGTTGGAATCGTAAGTCTGACCCTTGTAGTTGGCAACAAGCTCGCGAGCGTCTTGTGCCTTCTTCAGTTCGTCAAACTTAGCCTTACCAATCCAGAAAATCAAGATGGTGTTGCCATCATTCGATGCTCGCTCGATACATTCCTTCAAGTCTGCAACTGTAACACCATTATCAACGTTGCTGATGCCGAGCTGATTTTCTGGCAAGTACTGATACTTGATACGGAGCAATTCCTTTGGATTATCGTCGTCACGAACAGCTACGTAGCCGTTAGAAAGGCCATACAGAAGAGCGTACTCATTACGCTCATCAACACCGACATTACAAGCTACCGGGTCCTGCGCCAACTTACGGCGAATCTCTGCTGTCTGACCGCCCTGTGCTTCCATGAGCCTGAGAGCGAGGATATCTGACTCCTTCAAGAATTTCTTCATACCGACCTTTGGCAGTTTGCCGTTGGCGGTTGAAATCTTGTCACGAGACTTCAAAGGAACCGGAGAATCCACTGCCACGTAGTCAGCAGCTACGTAAGAGGTATCAACCGTGTCGGCTTCCCATTTGTTGTCGGTAGAATAAACGCGGCGGAGAATGGATGTATCCTTGTGGAGATACGTCATCTCGTTCTTGCGCTTACCGTTAATCTTCTCAATCAATGTCTTCAGGATTGGGAAGAAACTCAAGATATACTTAAGAAATAAAGAACTCTGTTGCATAAATCACCTCCTTAACCGATTGCATCGTGTCCCCACTGAAGAGTAGGAACGGCTGTTTTCAAAGCTGCCTTGATCGTATCGACAGGATAAGGGACAGCCTTATCATTAGCCTCACCTGCCGTCATAACACCTACATGAGGGGTATCTACCGGAGCTGTTGTCATACAGACACCTACATACTCGTGATTTTCCGGCAATGAAGCATAAGCCTCACCTGTTACCGGCATTGGCTTGTACTCGCCAGACTTGGTATCACGAATGATAATGTGTCCGCACTGGATGAACTCTCCAGAGAAACCTGTCATGTCAAGAATGACACCACCCATGATGCCATTCACGTAATTTCTGATGATTACAGACTCCTTGCCTGAATCAAACGTTTTTGTCTTGCTTACGCCATACATAACTTTTAAAATTTAAAGATTACATAGTTTCGGCAAGCTCATCAATCTCATCGCCCTTGATAACCTCAACCTCTTCCTTCTTAGGATTTCTCTGAGCCGCAGGAGCACCAAGCTTTCCGAGACCTTCGTTAGCACGCTCTTGATCGATAGCTGCCAAATCCTCCACAACACCATCGTAGAAATCATCGAACTCAGATTCGTTCTCGAACTTCATCTTGTCGAAATTCTTCAAGACGGTCTTTCCGAACGTACCTTTGTCCTTAAGGAGCGCCTTCAGCTTAGAACGGCGGCCATCATTCTCTCGCTCTGACTTCAAACCGAGGATTTCGGTCTGCAAGGCTTTGTTCTGAGTAATGAGTGCCTGCGCCCATGCTGGGACCTGCTCTTCTTTCTCTTTCTTCTGTTTGCGGATTGGTTTCTTGTTGCCGGCAGGGTCATCATCATCGTCATCGACCTCGTCGTCATCCAAGTCTTGACTATCCTTAAAGCTCTGGATAGTACGCTGCGCGGTCTTTTGCGCAATCTTAAGATAAGGAAGAACCGCATTGACCTGCTTTTCAATCTCTGCGTTTACATCCTCGTCTGAGGCTTCTTCATCGAGTTCTAAGTTATTGGCAACATCGGCAGCAATACCCTCTAACTCCTCTCTACTGAACCCCAACGCCTTTGATTTGGGTTTCAGAATAACTAAAACTTGCTTCGTTCTTTTTTTCATTCTAACTAAATATTTAATTGAACAATAAATTCAAGAAATATCCCAGTACGAAGCGATAGCAATAAGTAATGCTGCAAAATTATAAAAAAAGTATTTAATCACCAAATATATTGCAAGAAAATATACTTAATGATTAAATACTTTATGGTTACATATAAATATTAGTCTGGATAATTGAGCTTATCCGGTCCAGCTGTGGATAGATATACGGAGAACATATCACATAGCTCTTTTGCTCCTTTTAAGTCGTTAAGCCTATAATTTCCGCATTCCACTTCCGATGCACCTGGAATCGTCTTTGATAGCGAACACGCTTTAAAAGCTTCCACTATCATTTCCTTTATTAGCTTTGAAGTCCATGTCCCTTTAAGGATAAGATAAAAACCTGTAAGACATCCCATCGGACCAAAATACAGAACCGAATTGCTAAGAGGGCTATCATTGCGTAAGTAGTCTGCCATCATATGCTCTATTGTGTGCGCGACAGCTGGTGACATCATATCCTTATTTGGCTTGCACACACGAATATCGAATGTTGTAGCAGTCTCCAATCCCCATTTATCTACTCTTGAAACATAAAGACCCGGCTTCAGTTTCGTATGATCAACTTTAAAACTTGGTATCATTCTCTAATAATTTACAAACAACATCAAATGCCTTCTCAGCAAGGCTATCCCAAAATCCAGCATACTGCTCGGTTTGATTCGGTTCCAGAGGGTTGTCACTAATAACTCGGATAGACGTAAATCCAATCCCTTTCTTGTAGCATACCTGTGCAAGGGCGGCAGACTCCATATCGATGGCGCATACGTTATACGAATTAGGAAGGAAATCCTTAATCGCCAATACCTGCTCTCTCGTAGTGACAAACTTATCTCCCGTAGCTATGGTTCCTAATCGGAATCTTTCATCCATATCAATCCACGAGAAATCAGAAGGAAAGACTGCCGGCATACCTTGAACTTGTCCATTGGCATTCGGTTCGCCGCAATATACATCGTGGTAACAGTACGAATTGCCAATCACGACATTACCAGGTTTCAATCCCGCAACTGCAGCACCGGCACATCCTACCGATATAACTCTTGTGACAACGTCATTTGCGACAGAAGAGAGAAAATCGGTTAAACCGATAGCAGCATTTACCTTTCCTATTCCCGTCTTAAACAACACCGTGTTTTGCATATCCGACTTCATAAGCCATTCTCTGATAAGGTCGTATTCCTTATCCATAGCGGTAACTATGACAATCATTGTGCACCTCCTTTCGTTAGCTTAAGCTTCTTGCAACGGTTGTAAATAGCGTTTTCGTCCACTCCAATCTTGGTTGCGATGGCTTTTACCGGGTACTTGCCATACATTCTGCGAATGATGAAATCCTCATCAGCAGTAAACACGTGGCTCTTGCTGATACCCATTTCCTTCATCTTTCGATGGATGGCCCAATAATTACGATTGAGCTGCTTTGCAATCTCCGTTGTCGTCATCACCAAAGCATTAACCTTGATGAACTCAATCTCTTCTGCGCTAAAATGTTTTCCTCTACTCATTATTTTATATTTGGGTTCATTAAGCCGCCCAAGGCTTTCTTTCTCTTTCTGTTATATCTTCTGTTTGCAGCAATCCTTTCAGCGTTCTCTTTACGATAGACTTCCATTCTTGCCAATAAATGTTCCTTATGCTCCTGGTAGTACCTTCTATGGTATTCCCGGATATCCTCCTCACTTCTCGCCATGTACCTTGTCTTTTATTAGCTCGTACAACGATGGACTAAGTGTACTCCAACGACCATTCTCATCTTTTACAAGATAGAATCCATCAGGAACATAGAACTCTCGATTTCTCAATCTAACTATCAATGTCTGTTTAGTGCAGTCTCCGCTGACAGTCTTTACTAACTCTGAAACGTCCGGGCATTTCCATAATTCTTGGATGTTCTCGGAAGATACTTTAATTGCAATCATATCACTTAAACTTAATAATGAAAAACTCTGTATCAAGCCACTTGTCGGGACACATTCCCTTCTTTGGCTTACCGATGGTGATACTCCAAATCTCCTTTTCGATACGTGGGCTATCCTTGCGGTAGCCATTGATGAAGAGGACGTGAGTATAAGGTTTATATTCCAGCTTGCCTATCACGCGACAATAACCGCCAAACTCATCAAAAAGCACCTCACCGCTTTCGGCTTGTTGGTTTACCAGTCTGGAAGCCCAATATGGTTTTATTTCCCGATATTCCTCAGTCTTCTCGCCCGATACGATTTTATCGAACCATTGCTTGCTGACGGTGAGGGTCAGTACCTTCTTCTTAGCTTCGGATAAATACTTATCCATTGCCTTAGTTAATCTTTCCATAAGCTAACTTATTTTCCCTCTGTTGCTACTACAAAGAAATCGTCACCAATGTCTTTTCTTCTATTCAACTCTTTGCTAAGTACAGATGTATCAGCAAGGTTGATATGCTGGTTTACATACTCCTCCTTATCTGTGAAGGTAAGGAGTGTTTCATCTAGGTTATTTACTTCCTCTATATTCTCCACACTTTCCGAAAGAGATTTGATTTCTCCATGGACAAAATCATACACATTTTTATCGATAACTTTTTGTCTTGTCAGAGTTTCGACTGCTGTTTGAATCTTGGTGATTGATTTTTGCATTTCTTGTTTCATAATCATATTTTTTTAGTTTATTTGAACTACCTAATATATCTCTAATCTCGAAAGGATTTTTACCAGCCAGCCTATTAAGGCAATTCATAAGCTTACGAGAATATCTTGCAGTAATCTTTTCTGCCTTTACAATACGATGATCAACTCTGCCATGACAACCACCTTTAGTGGCATAATACAAAGCCCATCTAGGCTCCCAGTATTGCTTAATCTTAGGCAGTTTTTTCGATACATTCAAACCATCCAATATCATCCTTATATAGCGAGGACTTCCGTAGCAACGCTTCATTATCTTCTTGGCTTGTCTAATCTTCATAGGCTACTTCTTTTTATTACAAGGGCAGCTCTCGGCGTGAATAACACAAACTCCGTGTTTCGTGTCTACTATCAGATAGTCATGCCCTTTCTTGGTGAATATTTTTATATTAAACTCTTCTTTTTTGTGTGGAGTTCCTAAGCTGAAAGAAATCCTAAAACCAATTACCCCTATTATGAAAATCAAAACGAGCCAACCGGCTGACTTAGCTAAGTCTAAAATCTTATTCTTCATGCGCTACTACTTATCGAATTTGTTGCCGACAACATAAACTTCAAATAAATTAACAAACGGCTCGTAATTGTCAACTTTATCTAAACTCTTGAAGGCAAACGTTCCTTCTTCTTCAATATAAACTACCTCATAGAGATTGTCTATACACAAAAGGTCATAACTGTCATGCACTATATCACCTTCCCAAATCTCCTTTCCCTCACTATCTTTTAACCCTGTGAACTGGCAGACGGTAGAAGGGTCAACCTGATAAGTGAGATTTCTGTTTAACTTGCTTTCTTTCTGACGATTCTCAATAATGTATGTATTACCATTCTCCTCGTAGAAATATCCGCAAACCCATCCTTTTCCGTCAAGACGTATAGCCTTGAATTTGATATTTTCTATCTTCATATCTATTTTGCTTTAATGTTATACACTCCATCAATGACCTCTACTTCATAACAATCGGGACAATAGTGTTTACCATCTATCATTTCCCAATCAGAGTAGTCACCAATATCAACTTCTTTGTTACTGAATAGTGCAGAGCAAGTATCTGTACCTCCAAATACTTCTCCGCATCTATCGCAAACAATCTGATACATTGTAATCGGTCTATACATAAGCTATTCAACTTTTACACCGAAGGGAGTTCCGTCGGAAAAGGTGTACTCTTTAAAAACACAGGAGAAGTCTTTAACACAACTGTTAGTTCCTAAAAAGCTTATTCCAGCTTGAGATACACTAACTATAGCTGTTAGTTTGCCTGATTTTATTTCTTTTACCCATCCGATTGGATGATGCTTTCTTATCTCTTTCAAGCATGTATTTGGATAAGTAAAAGGAATCCATGTAGGCTCATGTTTGATGCGATACTTTACATTGCCATAGAAATGTGGTTCTATACAAGTTCTCCATTTGCAGTCACCTTTGTCAAAATACTCAATATCTTGACCTTCGCTGAATGCCTGAATAATAGGCAGTAACTCCTTTGCTTGATTTCTGTCCATAATCAATCCTCCAATTTTATATTATGTTTATCTGCGAAACCATTTTCTGCCTCTTCGCAAAACTGACCTTCGCAAAGTGATTCTGGGAGTGCTCTGCTAGTATAATACTCTCGGCAGCATAACTCACAGATGTCATTTCCATAATTATTTCTTAGCTCTTCTCTAGTCATTATTCACCCTCCTTTCTAACTAAATAGTCATACATAGGCTTGCGATTACCAAGATATTTCTTACATATCTTTTCTGCCTCTTCCTCTGTATCGCAAGTTGCAATAACTCCATCGGGATATGTATCCCAATATCTAACTACCTTAAATTTTGTCATATCAATCCTCCAACTTATCTATTTTGTGCCAATGAGTGATAGTTCCATACCCTTTAGCAAACTCATGTTCGTCAACAACAACTCGTCTGTCAGATGTTCTATGTCCAAACCACATATCAGATGGCTCATTCTCATTACAAACAAGTACGTCTTCCTCATAATCAGGCAACCCATCCTCAACAGATACCCAGTCTGACTTATTGAGTTCTTTCAAAGCTTCTTCTAAGTTAGAGATAACGCTATATTGGTTAGCTTGCCTACTCCAAATGATAGCTTGTTCTATCAGCTCTTTAACTTTCTTCTTATCCATAGTTGTCACAAATTAAAATATTCACGTATCTGCTCACCTGTCATGCGATATACCTCAGATATTCGGCAGTCTCTAATTGGGCTATCCCATGCACGATAGTATAGTCGCTGCGCTTAAAACTAGATTCATCCCAACCAAAGTTGGTTAGGTGCGAAGTAACATAGTCTATCTCATCCGTCATGTTGAGTGGTCTATGATACATAACTTCTACCAAACATTTATGGTACTTCTTTGGATTTTCATCAATAGTATGCCACAAATTCTTAATAAACTTATTGATAGCCCACTTAGCACCTGTAATAAATGAATTTTCAATTAACTCAGTTTCTGCATCAACTACTTCTTCAAAGCATTGCATGGGAGTGCCAAGAGTACTACCATGCATAGATGCTATAAGCTCAAATCTGTGAAGGTTTGCAGCAGTTTCTATTTTCTTATCGTCTATCATAATTATGTCTCCTATTTTTGTTTATCAGTAATCAACTTGCGTAATTGAGATATAACCTCATCTACGTTCTTGTCATGCGCTCCTTCATAGAGTCCAAGGTTGAGCATAATGATATTAAGTGCAGGGTCATTAATCTCAATAGCCCTTTCTGTGAGTACATTAAGTACCTGTGCCAAAATCTTAAAAGTCTTAGCATAAGGAACGCTTTTTGAACATTCAGCTATTTCTTTCAATAAACTTGGCAAATCTACCTTCCACACCATATCGTACATAACATAGTTCTGGACATTCTTACTTTTGATTTCCTTCATACCTAACCCTCCACGTCTTTAGTTGTACCTAACAAATGCTCATTACCAGCATAAGGAATGCAATATACCCAATTAGCATAAACGCAATGATAATATTCATCTTTGTCTATATAACCAAACAAATTTGCACACCAATTATCTGATTTACTATCTCTAACCAAAACCTTATCAAATGGCTTTAGTTCTACATTTGGCATCAAGTCAACAATCTGCTTCTTCTCAGCATCCCATCGTTTGCCTTCCTTTTCGAGAGCTGAGAAGAGCTGTTGTTTCTCTTCTTCTGTAGCAAGGCGAATTTCTACGATATTCTCTTTGAATATTTTATATTCACCGCTAATATCTAAATCCTGTGATACAATATCTAGTGAAACGTGGTCATATAAGTCACCATTCTTTTTAGAGTAATTAAAGATTTCGATAAAAGTACTGCCCTTACATTTCACGAACAAAACATCTCCATCCTTGAACTCAGAATGAGGTTTCTCTACTACCAAAGTCCCACGATTCAGCTTTCCGCCCAAACGCTCTTCGATGGTGTTAATGTAGGTCTGAGCAGTATCTTTATCTTCAAGGGAATATCTTTCAGTTGTACAAAGGAAGGCTTCATTATACTTAATATTATTTTCATCTTCACTATTAAGGTAATGCTTACTATAGAAATTGGTATAGGTATCATCGTACCATTTATCAAAGATAACCTCTGTGCCGCCATCATTACTTACCAGTACATCGCCTTTCTTCCAAGCAAACTTAGACCAGTCTCGCATTTCTTTTGATGGAAAAACTACACATTCTCCATCATCATACAATTTGCCATTTTTATCAAGATACCCTTCTCCACCATTCATAAAATCAAATTTTGAATTATAGAAGGATATTTTGAAACTTTTATCATCCACTTCTTCTAACTTGCATTTACCACAAGCGGAAGAATATAACTTCGTTCCTTGCGGCTTATCCTTTAGGATTTCCGCTATGTTTATCTTTTCTTTCATAACTAAACCAATTTTTGCGTTAAACAATACTGGTAGTAACTCATACTACCAACGTATTTTGATATTTTGGGCAGCTCACCATCATAAGGAGTGACTTTCAAGCCATCAATAAAATCAGCATTCTCGGTATATACCTCGGTATTATGCTCATTCATATATACTTTTTGCGCTGATGTAGAATGGCTTTCAGCTCTCAGCTTACCGAGTGACCGCCAAACTTGTTTACGATGGACGAACAATCCATGCAAAGGAATAGTTCTTACTTCTACTTTTGTTCCCATAACCTTTACCATTCAAAGATGATAATAACTATTTGATACCCTTGCGCCCAAATCGAAGCAGCCCACGGCATCCGGCTTTAAGAAGCGTTTCTCTAACTTCTCCAAAGCCTCTTTATACTTCTGCTCCATGTGCTTGCAATGAAGTCTCTGAGCTAATTTAAGTTGCTCTACAACACCCTTGCGAGCAACTCTATATTGTTTATCGGACATCATATCCTTATCCGTTTACATAGTTGATTACATGCTCTTGACCTTGCTCATGCAAATTATCAAAAGCGTCTTCTATAACTTTGGCTGTCTGATCGCCATTAAGGTTCTCCAGCATTTCGCCAACAACTTCTTCCATCGAGCCTAGTGGTAATGAGCAGAACTTATCAACTAAGAAACTCTTCTGTTCGCTGATGGTCATATCATCAAACAACTCCGATAAATCTACTTCAACTTTATAATCTGCCATAATTTTAATCGAAAATATGATGGTTCAACTTTCTCTTTCTGAGGTTTCTCTTAATCACTTCCATATCCTTGTGGTCGTTAGTATGGTCCGCAAGAAGCTTGATGATTTCATAGATGTCATTTGCGTTATCCTCCAGGTTGGCGCAAATATTCTCGTCGCCGAAGAAACTCTTATTAAAGGGTTTCAAATGGAAGTAATACTTTTTGGCTGCATCCTGCATCTGAGTGTAATGCATCTTCTGCTCTTGCTTGTACTGAACACTTAACATCCTAAACATGCCCTGTTCATCCTTGATGAGCTGATCCAATACATCTGTTACCATTGCAATCAAGCAGCCATTGACCTGCAGGCGTTGAATAATCTTTTCCTGCTTCAAGCCAGATGTTACACCCAGCTCTGAGAGTGTAACCTTCAAATCGTTTACTGTAACTTTCTCTTTTCCCATTGTCTTACTTTTAATTGTCAAACCATAAACCTGCATATCTCCATTCCAAGTGAAGGCAAGTGTCATTAGGCTTCTTGCCTTCACTATAGCATATCTCGGAAGCTATGCAATTACTACATATATGCTTCATAATTATGGAAGTTTAGATACCAAATAATCTATCTCCTTATCCGTAAGCTCCAAATCGTTCTTACGCTTAAACTTGATGATGGCATCTACTCCGACCTCGCCTTTAACCAACTGATAGATGGCATCCTCATCAAATCCCTTATCTAAGTCCTTGATAAGTTCCATTCCTAAATCATAGATTTTCTGTTGAATCTCCTTTTTAAGGTCTGCGTTAATTCGCTCTAAAGCTTCTGCTTTCTGATTAAATCCGCATCCGCCCTCAATGGCGAAGTCGTTATTGATGTTCTGACACATCTGGTCAATGTCCTTGCTACCGAAGAACTGAGCGAAATAGGTATCACCCTTCAAGGACTGTAGAATATCGATTTCTTCTTGCTTTGTCATAACTAATCCTCCTGGTCTAATTTATCATATTCTTTACGCAACTCAATAATTTTATTTGTGAAGTAAACCATAGTCTCTTTCAAGAGGGAAAGCATATCTTTATGGTTGAGGATGTCGCCAACCGCTGTGTAGTACTTAAGGTTGTCGTTTGCATCCAGAAGGTCAAAGCTTCCGCAGCATGCCACATTGGTGTTGAAAGACTCTTCATGGATATTACCAACTTTAGCTTGATAGCGAATCACCAGGTCTCTGTCTCTTTCAACTCCTTTCAAGTTCAAGTGGACGGTAAGTGACTTATAACCTAAGTCAATACCCTCTACCTCCCAATCAGGACAAACAGAAATAATGTCCTTTATCTTCTTGGTGGCTGACTCAAACATATTCTCGATGTTCTTTCTAACCTCTGCCTTCTTTGTTTCAACTGAATTGTTCATAATCTTTATAATTTTAATTGGTTCAACTTATAAGGTAGGCTCTGAATAATCAAAAGTACTACCTTTTATCTATATGCAAAGGTACGAAAATTTTCTGATATATGCAAATTTACCAACGATTATTTTAGTTAAAAATACTAAATACGTTAGATATATGCGAATATATCCGTAAATTTGCCAAATCAAAAGTTAGAAGATTATGATAGACTTTAATGAACTTTTTAAAAGAAATGACGTTGGCAGCATCATAGGAGAGCTGAAACAACGCGTGTTGGATATTCCACTTTGGAGTACCCTGTTATCTGAGTATGAGCCTATGCTCCATGAAATCGTAGAAGACCACGTGGGAAGACAGGACAGAACACTTGATGACGGAATAGTAGAAAAAGCGGCTAGATTGCCTATCGGATTGGAGAAACTTCTTACTAGAAGAATCTCTGAGTTCACAATGGCTATACCGGTCAAGCGTGTATATACGTATGATCAGGCTGACGAGGAACTGAAGACGATTGTGCGTGCCATCGAGAAAATCTACACCTGTGCACACATTGATGCCGTGAACATGCACAGAGCAAAGTGCTATTACGCCTCTTGCCAGATGTTCACACTTTGGTACACGCAGAAGAAGTCTAACAAGCTCTACGGCTTCGACAGTCAGTACAAACTGAAATGTAAGACATTCTCTCCAATGGACGGAGTTGACATCTATCCTTACTTTGATGAGTATGACGACTTGCTTGCTCTGTCATTCGAGTATAAGCGTAAGGTTACTGACACAGAGCACACCTTCTTCGAGACCTATACCGCAGACCATCATTACAAGTGGGACCTGTCTTCAGACGATGAAGAGTCCGGATGGAATTTGGTGGATGAAAATGAAATTTCTATCGACAAGATTCCAGCCGTATTCTGGTACCGTCACAAACCATGCTGGGAAGGATTGACACCTATCCGTGAGAATATCGAGTACACCATTTCCCGAAACAGCGATGTTGTGGCATACAATTCTGCTCCTGTCTTGAAGATTGCCGGTGCCATCGTTGGTATGGAGCGAAAGGGAGAGAGCAAGAGAGTGTATAGAGTCAATGAAGGCGGCGATGTTAGCTATGTGTCTTGGCAGCAGGCTATCGAGGCTCTTAAGTATCACGTTGACACTCTCGTCAAGCTTTACTTTATGCAGTCCCAGATGCCGGATATCAGTTTCGAGAATATGAAGAGCCTTGGCAATATCGGCTACGATTCAAGAAAGACACTCCTCATGGATGCCCATCTTAAGATAGGAGAGGAGACTGGTGCCTGGGTTGAAGGCTTCGAGAGAGAGACCAACGTCATAAAGGCGTTCCTTTCCAAGATGAATACGAAGTGGGCAGCTAGAATGGATGAGATTACTGTAGAGCACATTCTCACTCCATTCATCCAGGAGGATGAGAATACTCAGATTGACAAATGGCTTAAGGCTAACGGCAACAAGCCTCTCGTCAGCCAGAAGGAATCTATCCAGCGTGCCGGTCTTTCCGATGATCCTGACAAGACTTTCAACGAGATTCAAGGAGAAGAGGAAG